TTTTTAGAGCTACTGGCGATGCTAAGAACTTAGATAAATTGGAAATAGAATTAGCTAGAATTGAAGCATTAGGTGGGTTTGATAAAATAGTTCCAAATGAAGGAATCGTATTTAATTACAAAGGGAGTACATTTAAATTGACTGGAGCTTTCGCACCTTTAAACCAAATTTTAGGAATATTCACATTCAGTAGATGATGGAATTATATAAATCAAAATTAAACTTTGATACCGGTAAATTAATTGATGAAATAAATCTTTGCTTTGATACATCATCGGTTTCAAATGATAATCTTAAAATGGAAAGTTTTAACACCGATAAAAGTAGATTTGGGGGATTAAAATACTTTTACGAAAACGTTTTACCTATATTTTATGGAGTTGAGTTTGATAATATTTTTCTTTTCTTCGCGCAACCTAATGGGAGACTTTTTTGGCATAAGGATGGGGGGTATGAATATAGAAGATTTATAATGCCAGTTGTATCAAACGAAAATTGTATAAACTATTTTAAATTAAATGATATCGAACATCAAATGAGATTTACAGATGGAGTAGTGCATTGGTTTGATTCCCAAAAAATAGAGCATACAGTAGTTAATGGGGGGAATACCACAAGAGTTGCTTTTTTATTTGATGTTGTATATTCAGAAGATAAGTTCAGAAATACTTTAGAAAATAGTTTTGATAAACATATAGTTTTTTAATAATTGTTTTAATACAAAATATTTATATGTGATTATATAGAAATAAAATCTTATGATAAAACTTAAATTATTATTAAACGAAAAAAATAATAGAATAGCAAGAAAGCCTGGACAACACAGAAATAGTTCAAAGCATAGTGATTTATACACAGATGAAAATCCTGAAGGTACTATTCATGGTTTAAAATTTGCCACAGTAGAGGATGCAAAAAATAGTATTAGTAAAATAAAAAGTAGTGGAAGACCTCACGCTCACAAAATACAGGCGGCGATTGCTATGGAACAAAGGGCCAAAGCAGCAGGAAAAATTTCAGCAGCAGCTGTATATAGAAGTTATATAAATAGTATAAAAAAAAGTGAATAGTAGTGCTGGATGATAAACGAATGTATTATTATATCAAAAGAAGTTGGTGATAAATTTATTCTAGCTAAAAATAGAGATAGAGCGTATAACCCCAAATTAGAAGTTGTACACACTATGATAGATGGCGTTGAAGTAGTTTATCTACGTGATATTATAACAGATTGGAGTGAAGGAATGAATGAATATGGCATAGGAATCGTAAATACCGCTTTAATGGTTGGTTATGATGAAGAGGAAAAAAAGATAATAAAGAAAAAAGGAAAACCATCGAAAGATGGGGCAAAAATAAGAAAAGCATTGGGTTCTTCTAATTTAAAAGAAGCAATTAGATATGCAGTTCAATACGAAGGTGGTATTAAGGGGCATACATTTGTAAGTTCACCCAAAACAACTATTTCAATAGAAACAACATCAAAACACAATCCAAAGATTAATTTAATAAATAGGGAACATCCAATGGTTAGAACAAATCATGGACATTATTATACTGATGCGGGATACACCGAAGGGCCTGATTATAAAAGCTCAATTATAAGAAAAATCAGCGCTGAAAAACAAATAGATAAAACCGATGATTGGAATCAAATAGCTCCATTAATTAGAACCAATTTTTATAAGGATAGTTCTCCATTAAATATGAAAAGAGATACTAAAAAAATGAGTACATCATCTCAATTAGTATTAAATCTAACTGATAAAATTTTTCAATTATCTTATTTTGAAAATAAAGTTGAATCATTTGAGGGTATAAAAGTTATTCTACCAAAAGGATACTCTCCAAAAATTAAGATACAAATTAAAAAAATATCTTAATCACAATTTTTTAAATATATATACATATATAAATGTTATGGCAAAAAAAGAATTTAGAAAAGATTTAATGCATAAATCCCGTAAAGAATTAGTGGATTATGTATTTAGAGGTGAGGCCCCATCAAAAACTTTTGGATATCAAAAAATCAGCCCAAATATTAAAAGAAAGGTTGGTGAAAAATGGGAAGATGAGAACTCTAAATATGAACAAAAAGAAGGATATATTCTTAAAACAGGAAAAAATCACGAAGTATTCCAAGAAATAAGAAATTTTTTAAAAAAATACGATGAGTGTTCAAATCCTAAATGTACAAAACTAACTTATGGTCATAATGATAAATTATTAATAAAACAATCCGGATACTGTATAGATTGTAATTTAGAAATGGATTTAGAGGCACAAAAATTAAAAATTTTTGAAGAATATAAAAACTTCCGATTATTCAAAAGAGCTATTTCAAAAGCACATGAGGCAAAAATTCAAATACAAGATGGTATTAAAGATTTAAAACCACATTATGAAAGAGTTTTAGAAGATGGAAGTATTGAAGTATGGCATTTACCAAAATCTATGGATGAAATGAAAGATGATATGGAATTGGAGATAAAGAATATGGATAAAGGATTAAAAGAATTAGAAGAGGATATAGTTATTTATGAAACTAAATTAAAAAGTTTTAACAATCCAATTCTAAATAAATTATTTGATGCAAGATAAAGGATTATCATTAAAGGATATAATCAAAGAAGAATACAAAAAATGTGCCGCAGACCCGGTATATTTTATGAAAAAATATTGTAAGATTCAACATCCTACAAAAGGAAAGCTTCGTTTTGATCTATTTTCATATCAGGAAAAAACTCTTAATCAATTTAAAGATCATAGATATAATATAGTTTTAAAATCAAGACAAACTGGAATATCTACTTTAACTGCAGGCTATTCATTATGGAAAATGATATTCAATCAGGATTATAATGTATTAGTTATTGCTATTAAACAAGATGTTGCTAAAAATTTAGTAACTAAGGTTAGAGTTATGTACGATGGTTTACCTAGTTGGTTAAGAGTAGCAACAGAAGAAGATAATAAATTATCACTTCGTTTAGTAAATGGTTCACAAGTAAAAGCAATTCCATCCTCTCCAGACGCAGGTCGTTCTGAAGCCTTATCACTTTTAGTTATTGATGAAGCGGCATTTGTGCCAGATATTGTAGAAATTTGGGCATCTGCTACACCCGCCCTTTCAACCGGTGGAAGTTGCATTGCACTCTCTACACCTAATGGTGTAGGTAATTGGTTTCACCAACAATGGATTGGAGCAGAAGAAGGAACAAATGAATTTAATCCAATATATTTACATTGGAGTTTACATCCGGAACGAGATCAAATATGGAGAGATGAGCAAACAAAAGTATTGGGAGAAAAGTTAGCTGCGCAAGAATGTGATTGTGACTTTATTTCATCTGGTGACACTGTTATTGCACCAGAATTATTAATGTGGTATAAAGAAACATTTGTTAAAGAACCAATTGAAAAAAGTGGATTTGATGGAAATTATTGGAGATGGGAATATCCCGATTATCAAAAATCATATTTGGTTGTAGCCGACGTAGCGAGAGGAGATGGAACAGATTATTCTGCATTTCATGTTTTTGATTTGATAAACAATGTTCAGGTAGCAGAGTATAAAGGTAAGATGGAAACCAAAGATTACGGTAATTTTTTGGTAGCAGTTGGAACTGAATGGAATAATGCACTTTTAGTAATAGAAAATGCTAATATCGGATGGGCCGTAATTCAACAAGTAATTGATAGAAATTATCAAAACCTCTATTATCAAACACAGGATTACAAATACATTGATATTGAAAAACAATACACTAATAAATTTAATTCTGAAGAGAAAAGGCAAGTTGCGGGATTTACAACATCTGCCAAAACTAGACCTTTAATAATATCAAAGTTAGATGAATACTTCCGTAATAAAGAGGTAATAGTTCAATCTCTTCGATTAATTGATGAACTATTTACATTTATTTGGTTTACAAATAGAGCAGAAGCGATGAGAGGTTATAATGATGATTTAGTAATGTCATTTTCTATTGGGTTATGGGTAAGAGATACCGCTTTGAGACTCAGGCAAGAAAGAATGGATTTAGCAAAAGTCGCAATAAATTCAATTTCTACAACTGGGTTTTCTATGGGTATGGCAAATGAAAAGCTAAAAGGAAATCCTTATGCTATTAATGTTGGGAATGAAAATGAAGATATAAGCTGGTTATTATAATATTTATAAGTATGGAAATATTAGTTGAAAATATTGAAACAATAAACGAAGGTATTATATATCATCAAAAAACGGGTATACCAATGCACGAATCAATTTATAGATATGGGTCTTCTAAATATTTTGAAATGTTTAAAAATGCAAGGCAATTATATAAAGAAAATAAATTAACTTTTGAAAATGCACAAGATAAATGGTTTATTGTTGAAACTGAATTAGGAGAAAGTGGAACTTTTGAAGGTGACAAAGTCTGGTTAGATTTTCCTATGTTAGAAGCGGAACATCAGGGAAAGGATGTGGAATTGAATAAACCCAAAAAAGGTGGCCCTAAAAAATTCTATGTTTATGTAAAGGATGGTGATAGTGTTAAAAAAGTGACTTGGGGTGATACAACCTT